ATGGAAAGAAAATCAAAAGGACTTACCGCCAAGGAAAAAACTTTTTGCAATTGTTTTGTAAGCTGCGGAAGTGCTGACGAGGCGGCTTATAACGCAGGCTTTGTCAGAAATCCCAAGAGGAGCGGAGAAGAGCTTTTGTGCAGAGAAGATATTGCCGATGAAATTAAAAGGCTCGGCAAATGCCGCACAAGTTCGCTTTCGGAGATTGCCACCGTGGGTTACAGAAGGCTTGCTTTCGGCAAAATTTCTGACGCCGTGTCGCTTTTATATATGGAAAATCCGTCAAGGGAACAGCTTGAGCATATGGATTTGTTTTTGGTTTCAGAAATAAAAAGACCAAAGGACGGTTCTATGGAAATCAAATTTTTTGACAGGCTCAAAGCACTTGAAAAGCTGACAGACGACAGCGAAAAAGAGGACAGGGCAACTCCTTTTTATGACGCTATTGCCAAGGGAGCGGAGGCATTGAGAAGTGAAACCGATGAAAGTTGATACTTTTTCAAAACAACAGCTTAAGGTGCTTTCGTGGTGGTGCAAGGAGAGCCGATACAAAAATTACGACGCAATCATCTGTGACGGTGCAGTGCGTTCAGGCAAAACTTTCTGTATGAGCATTTCGTTTTTTGCGTGGAGCTTTTACAGCTTTGCAAATTCGGATTTTGCCCTCTGCGGAAAGACTATTCGCTCTCTGCGCAGAAATATGGTAACTCCGATAATTCCCGTGCTTAAAAGCCTCGGATTTGAGTGCAGTGAGCAAATTTCAAAAAATTTACTTATCGTGCGCTACGGCGATATTGAAAACAGGTTTTACCTTTTTGGAGGTAAGGACGAGTCCTCTGCCTCTCTCATTCAGGGTATGACACTTTGCGGTGTGCTTTTTGACGAAGTGGCGCTTATGCCCCGTTCTTTTGTGGAGCAGGCGCTTGCAAGATGTTCGGTAAACGGTTCAAAGTTTTGGTTTAACTGCAATCCCGAATATCCCCGTCACTGGTTCTACACCGAGTGGATTCGGAAAGCCGACAGCAAAAATGCGTTATACCTGCATTTTACAATGGAGGACAATCCGTCGCTTTCAAAAGAGGTGCGACAAAGGTACGAGGGTTTGTATTCCGGGGTGTTTTATCAGCGATTTGTGCTCGGCAGATGGGTTGCGGTGCACGGTGCGGTGTATCCGTTTATGGACGATGAAAAAATGTACTGCGAAGTGCCCGATGTCGGTTTTGACGATTTTGCGGTTTCGTGCGATTACGGTACGGTAAACCCTGCGTCATTCGGTTTGTGGGGTGAAAAAAATTCCGTATGGTATCGAATTAAGGAGTATTATTTTGATTCCCGCAGAGAGGGTTATCAACGCACCGATGAGGAGCACTACGCAAAACTCGAAGAGCTTGTCGGCAACAGAAAAGTAAGTCGGGTAGTAGTTGACCCGTCAGCCGCAAGTTTTATTGAGGTAATACGCAGACATAAAAGATTTAATGCAGTGCCCGCCGAAAACAATGTTGTAAACGGTATTCGGCTTGTAAGTCAGGCACTCAAGGACGGCAGAATAAAAATCTGCTCAACCTGCAAAGACGCAAGGAGAGAATTTGCACTTTACAGGTGGGATACAAAAAACGGCACAGATGTGCCGATTAAGGAGAATGACCATTCAATGGATGATATAAGGTATTTTACGGCATCAATATCGACAGGCAAAAAGGGCTTTTCGGTATTTGCCCTTAGGCGATAGGAGGTGTTAGATTGAATTTGTTTTCACGCAAAAAGAAAGAGAGCAAGGGCACGGTTGTGCAGACCGCACAGAGGAAAATCAATTCCCCTCTTGCAATGTTTTCGGATGTGAGCAGTACGGCTGCGGAGCGTGAATTGTTCAGAAATCTGCGAAAATCAGTCCCGGTAATAGATGCGGCAATATGTAAGCTGATACGCTTGCTCGGTACTTTTACCGTTACGGCAAAAAACAGCCGCTGTCAGCAGATTATTGATGATTTTATGAGCAATGTATGCACAAACGGCACAGGCACGGGCATTAACGGCTTTGTGTATTCGTATATGGAGTCACTTTTGACTTACGGCGAGGCTGTGGGCGAAATGGTGCTTTCCCGTGACGGAAAAAGAATTGTCGCACTTTACAATGCAAGTGTTGACGATGTTGAGATACAGGAGGGCAGTTCACCGCTTGACCTTGTGATTTGCACAAAAAGCGACGGAATGATTACCCCGGTTAAGTATTCAAACCTTGTGTTTGCCACTCTGTTAAATCCCGAACCCGGCACTGTCAGAGGCAGTTCGCTTTTAAAAGGTTTGCCGTTTGTAAGTTCGGTGCTTTTAAAGATTTTTGAGTCAATCAAAACCAACTGGGAAAGGGTAGGCAATGTGCGTTTTGCGGTTACTTGCAAACCGTCCGACAACACTGTATTTACAGAGGACAGCGCAAGACTTATTGCAGACGAATGGAGCAAGGCTATGCGCAGTGAAAGCGTGTGCGACTTTGTTTCGGTGGGTGATGTATCGGTAAAAGTAATCGGTGCGGAAAATCAGATTCCCGATTGCGATGTGCCTATTAAGCATCTGCTTGAGCAGATTGTTGCAAAACTCGGTTTGCCGCCGTTTTTACTCGGCTTTTCGTGGTCAAGCACGGAGCGAATGAGTGAACAGCAAGCGGATATTCTTACAAGTGAGCTTGAATATTACAGAACATTGCTCAACCCGATTATTACCAAAGTTATAAGAACTGTGTTAAGGCTTGAGGGTTACACCGACGGTTTTGCGGTTGAATGGGACGACATTAATATGCAGGATGCGGTTCAGCTTTCAAACGCAAGACTTAACAATGCAAGGGCAGAACAGATTGAATTTGAAACAGGTAAGGTGAAAAATGACAGGAGAGATTAAAAAGGAAATTAATGTGGTGACAGATAGCACAACCGCCGAGGTTACCGATAAGGAATTGGAGCTTATCAATGCGTATTCACGCAGAAAGCTGACAAAGGACGAGGTATATGTTTTCGGTGTGGTTTTGTGCGACAACGATATTGACCGTGATAACGAGCGCTTTACTGTGGAGTCGCTTTTTGAGCTTGAAAAGCTCTTTGTGGGCAAGACGGGTATTTTTGACCACTCGCCGACAGCCAAAAACCAGACGGCAAGAATTTTTGCCTGTTCGGTTGAAAGCGTTGACGGCAGAAAAACGGCAACGGGTGATGATTATTTTAGACTTACCGCAAGGGCATATATTCCGAAAACCAAGGGTAACGATGAGATTATTCAGGCGATTGACAGCGGTATTTTAAAGGAAGTAAGCATAGGCTGTGCCGCAGGTGAAGTAAAATGCAGTGTTTGCGGCGAAAGCCTTAATCATTGCTCGCACATAAAGGGCGAAACCTACGGCGGCAGAAAGTGTTACGGCGAGCTTTGCGGTATTTATGACGCTTACGAATGGAGTTTTGTTGCCGTGCCTGCACAAAGAAGTGCGGGAGTTATTAAAAGTTTTAAGGGAAAGGAAATGAAGATGGAAGAAATTTTAAAGAGCATTTACACCGAAAAGGATATTAATTTAAGCGGTGAAGAGTGCAAAAAACTTTGCTCGTACATAGATGAGCTTAAGAAAAGTGCCGCCGACGGAGTATATTACCGTGACAGCCTTACTTCGGAAGTGCTTAGATTATCGGCTGTTGTTCAGCCTGATATTTCAAGAGAAACTATGGAGAGCGTTGCAAAGAGTATGAGCGTAGTTCAGCTTAAGGAATTTAAAAATGCTTTTGAAAAAAGGGCGGACAGCATTTTGCCGTCGGTTCCCCAGCTTTACAAACAGAAGAACGATATTACAGCCGAATCAAACGGCAATTTTAAAATATAACGGAGGATTAAATAATGAATGTAAATTTTAACGGTTATGACGAAAATGTGCTTACTTTTGAGGCAGGCACCAATCTTAAAACAGCGGGTGTTCCTGTAAAAATGACTGATGACGGCAAGGTAACGGCTTGCACAAGCGGAGAAGTATTCTGCGGTATTTGCCTTTCATTGAGAGGCGGTTATGCAACGGTTCAGCTTAAGGGCTATGTTACAATGCCCGCCAAATCAAAAATCACAGTGGGTTACAAGAAGCTTGCTGCGGGCGAGGGTTCTGCAGTGGCATCATCAACAACAGGCAGAGAGTATCTTGTGTTAAATTCAACAGCCGACTCGGTTGGCTTTATTCTTTAAGGAGGTAAAATTTATGGCAAATTTTGAAAATATAACAATTGAAAAGGGAATGTATCAGCAGAAGGGCAAGACACTTACAGATGTACTTGAAACTCTTGACCCGTCGGAAAATTACAAGGGTACGGCGCTTTCAAATCTTGACGCTTTTTCAAGACAGCTCAAGCGCTTTGACATTAAGGTGAACGGCAGCGGCAGTGACTGCGTGGAAAAATTCTTCCAATCCTCGGACTCGGCGGCACTTTTCCCAGAATATGTCAGCCGTGCGGTAAGACAGGGTATGGAGAGAGCGGATATTCTCCCGCAGATTGTGGCTACCGTTACAAATATTGACGGTATGGATTACAGAAGCATTGAGTCCGATATGACAGACGATGACAAGACTTTAAAGCCTGTGGGCGAGGGCGCTGTAATTCCGCAGACAAAAATCAAGACAAGAGAAAACCTCGTAAAACTTCACAAGCGTGGCAGAATGCTTGTGGCATCATATGAGGCGGTAAGATTTCAGCGTATTGATTTGTTTACGGTTACATTAAGACGAATCGGCGAGTACATTGCAAGGGCACAGCTTAAAGACGCTATTGATGTGCTTGTAAACGGTGACGGCAACGCAAATCCTGCGGCAAATGTTGATGTTGCGGCGAGCGGTTCAATTACTTATGCCGACCTTTTAAAACTTTGGTCACAGCTTTCACCGTATGAACTCAATACAATTATTGCACCGACAGACGCTATGCAGAAGTTGCTTTCTATGAGCGAGATGCAGGATGCAAACGCAGGCCTTGATTTTCAGGCAAGCGGCAGAATGATTACACCGCTCGGAGCATCTCTCCTTCATGCTCCGGAAATGACAGGCAGCAAGATTATCGGTTTTGACAAGAACTGCGCACTCGAAATGGTACAGGCAGGCAATGTAAATACCGATTATGACAAACTTATTGACCGTCAGCTTGAAAGAGCGGCAATCACCTGTACCGCAGGTTTTTCAAAGATTTTTGCGGATTCCGTAAAGACTTTGTCTTACTGATGAGGTGAAGTTTTGAATACGGGCAACATTGTTGAAAAATTTGAACTGCTTTCCGGTATTGAGGGCAGTGAGTCGATTAAGTGGCGTAGTGTTGTGGACGATGCCTGTGCCTATGTGTATTCAAGAATTGCCGACAAACCGCTTTCCGCAAGCGATGAACGCAGGATTGAGTTTTTATGTGCCGTTTATGCGTACAAACTTTATGTTATGTGCGGTAAAAGCGAAGTTTCTTCATTTAAGGCGGGAGATGTTACCGTAACAGCTCCTGCCGATGAGGGCGACAAAGCCGAAAAGCTCTGGCAGGACCAGCTTGTAAAATGTTCTGATTTAATTAAGAAAGAGGGATTTTTGTTCGGGAGAGTGGTAACTTGAAAATCTACGGCACAGTAGGCAAACTTATTGACAGATACGGCACGGAAGTTACGGTCGATAACGAAAAGACAAAGGCTTTTATTCAGCCGATAAGGTATAACAGCAGATATTACGGTACAACAAAACGCAAAGTGTCGGGAACGGTTACTTCAGAAAGATTTTTGTATATAGGCAAGCCCGAAACAAAACTGACTTGCGACAAAAGCGTAATACAAATCGCAGACCGTAAATATATTGTTAGGAGATACGATATTTACCGTGTGGGCAGGTACGGAGTATATGCATATGGCGTACTTGCACCGTGCGGTGAGGTATTGGAGGATGAGTATGAATCAGATAACTACACAACTTGACAAAATTATTGCAAGGCTTAAGCAAAACGAAAAACTTGCAAAGGTAAAGTTTATCAGAGAGCACGGAAACCACGGTGCAGAGATAAATTTAACAAGTTTTCTTGCGGTAGTTGCGGTTACGGATACCGTACTTTCAAAAAAGTATGTGGGTGATTATCTTTCCGCATCTGTAAAGGGCGAGCAGTTTTTGGCAAAAGTGCAGATCTTTGTTTATGCTCCTGCCGATGAAAACGGCAGCGGACTTTCTGAAATAACCTGCGAGATTATGCAGGGGTTGAAAAAGGCGGATACCGAAAAAATAATTTCGGAACTGTCGGTATCCGCAATTGATTTTGATACGGATATAAATGCTATTTTCAGAAAAGTTGAGTTTACTATGGAATTTTTTGTTTGCGAGGAGGTTTAAAGGTTGAGGGAATTTTTAAAGGGAGAGGATATTACCGTGCTTAAAAACGGCAATATCCTTGGAGGAATAATAAGTGTTGAAACGCAGAAAAACAGCACGGTTTATGGGGTGAAACAGTATATGAGCGACAGTGTGAGCTGTGCGCATACAAAGGACGAATACACTGTTACCATAGAGATGAATGTGCCGAGCAGAGAGGGCTTTTTAAAGGAAAGCAGAATGGACAGCATTGAACTGAAAACTGCCGACGGCAGTGAAACCTACAGAAATTGCACGGTGAAAAGTGCATGGTGCAGACACAAATCCGCCGATTTTTCAATACTGAAAATGGTGCTCGGCTGCGAGAAAAGAGAGGTTACATAATGGATTACAAAGAAAATGATTTTGCCAAAAACGAGGGACAGGCTGAAAAAATCAGCGAGGAACTTGAAAGAGAGAGCAGACGATACAGTCACGGATTTTCGGAGGAAGAAGAGGCAAGAGAAAGATGACGCTTGTTCCTATGAGATTTAAAAACTATGAATGGAGATATAATCCGGAAGAGATAAGTTTTGAGTGTGAAAAAAACATACAGGAACTTAACTCGCCGAAAAACACGGCATATATTCAGAACCTCGGCAGAAAAAACAGGCTTATAAAAGGAAAAGGTCAGCTTTGCGGAGAGGATTGCCACGAGCAGTTTGCAAATTTGTGGAAAGTTTTTGAGGAGGGCGGAGTAGGTGTGCTTGCTTTGCCGTTTATAAAACCGGTGTATGCGGTGTTTGAAAAACTTACGGTAATCGGCGAGCCTGTACCCGATATGCTTACATACAGCTTTGTTTTCAGAGAAGTTATGGAGAAAGAGAAGAAAACGGCGGTAAATACATACATCACAAAAGCAGGCGACTGTTTGTGGGATATTTCTTACGCTTTCAATGCTCGGATTGAAACGCTGTTAAAACTCAATCCGTGGGTTAAGCGGGCGGACGAGCTTATGCAAAAAGGAAAGGTGATAAAGCTGTGCTGAAATTTAAGATTACAACGCATAGCGGAATGCTTTTACTGCCGTCACCCGTTACCGTGGTGTATAACAGTGAGTTTTCTGTGCCTGCCGATGATGTAACCGTTGAATTTCCGTATATCAAAGGATGCGAGGACGGCGATTTTCTTTACGGCTTTGACGGCGAAAACTTAGTGTTTAAGGGGCAGATTGACGAAATTATCACCAAAAGCAGCGGTGAGAAAATTACCGTAAAAATTACGGCGAGGAGTATGGCAGGTATTTTGCTTGACAACGAGGCAGAACCTTGCATTTACTTTAATGCGTCATCATCCGTGATTTTTGAACGGCATTTACAGCCGTTTGGTTTTAACGGTTACATCGGCGACAACAATCCTTATTTCGGTTATATAAAAATCAGTAAGGGCATGAGCCAATGGCAGGTGCTTGAAAATTACTGCGTAAATAAATACGGAAAAAAGCCGAGAATTACAGGCGGCGGCAGAGTTATATTAAACGGCGGTATCAACGGTGAAGTGCTTTGTTTTGGTAACAATGAAAGTTACAGGTATATTTCGGCGGAAAGCAGAATAAAGCGTTACAAGGTGATTTCCGATGTCAGATTAAAGGTGAAGCAGGGCAACAGATACGGCAGTGTAATAAAAAACAGCCTTGCGGATACAAGGCTTGTGCGCAGAAGATATGTTGACGCATTGACAGGCGGTGGTTCTGTGGGAACAGCTGACAGAATTATAAGCACCAGCAACGGTAATGCTTTTGAAATTGAACTTGTATGTCCGTATATGCTTATGTGCGAGGTCGGCAACAAGGCAACGATTAACGATGAGGTTATCGGTTCTTATGACGGACTTTATGTGCACAAGATAAGATACACTGCCGACAGCAAGAGCGAAAAAACAGTTATTACACTGAAAAAGGAGATTTGATATGTGGATTGCAGAGAATTTAAGTAAAAATTCAATTAATAAACCTACAGCGGAGAGCGGTAATGTTGTGATGAGTGAAATCGGCAACAATGCGATTATCGCATCGGGCGAACATATAGGACTTGATTTTGTTACACCGTACGGAATCGTGTCTATTCCTCCCGTAAAGGAAAAAGCCGTTGTTCTTCCGCTTGCCGACAAGGAGGTTTGCGTGGGCGTTATTTCGGAGGTTTCTTCCGTTCAGCCGGGTGAAATTCTGCTTAAGTCAAAGGGCGGTGCAGAAGTATATCTGAAAAATGACGGCTCGGTATATATAAACGGTGTAAAGGTTGGTGACTGATACGGATACGCTGATTAAAAATAAAGATATTGCGGTTGACAGCGGCGGCAGGTATATTCATATTTCGGGTGACGATGAAATTTTACAGCAGGCATTTTTTAAAATCAGCGCAAAATTTGCAGGCTTTGTGTATAACCGTGAACTCGGATGTGAACTAAACAAGGTGGATTTTGATGATGAGAATTTTCAAGAAAAAGTTAATCTTATAATGTCGCAGGCACTGGCGGATTTTCCGACAGTTACTGCGAAAGTTTTGGCTTTGAGAAAACCGAAATTCAGTATCAGATTGATTTGCAACGAAAGCGTAAGAGAGGAGATTATTAATACAGATGATTACCTATGATGAAATTTACAACAGAATGAAATCGGAGTTTTCGGCAAAAAGCAAATATGATTTTGACGAAGCGAGTGATGCGGCAATAAGAATGAGGGTGCTTGCAGGCGAAATTTTTAACGCAATGACAAATATTGAGTGGCTGAAAAATCAGATGTTTGTTGCTACCGCAAGCGGCGAGTATCTTGATTATTTTGCATCTCAAAGAGGACTTGAGCGTAAACAGGCACAGAAAGCGCAGGGTGAAATTACATTCTTTATCAATGAACCTGTTGAAAACAGCATTTTTATTCCTAAAGGAAGTATGGTCGCCACGGCAGATACCGAGCCGCTAAGATATGTTACTGTTGAAGATGCGGAGATTGCGGCGGGAAATACACTTGTCAGCGTTTTGGCAGAGGCGGACAAGGCGGGTAAGATTTCAAATATTCCCATTAATACAGCAAAAATCATTGTATCCGCACCTGCGGAAATCAATTACGCATATAACAGAGAACCGTTTGAGGACGGTTGTGACAAAGAAAGCGACGATGAATTAAGGGAAAGAATTAAGGCAAGTTTTCTTGTGCCGTCAAACGGAACAAACAAAGCATATTACGAAAAACTTGCGCTAAGTGTACCCGGAATTACTAAAGCGGGAGTTATAGCAAAGGGCAGAGGTACGGGCACGGTAGATGTATATGTAAGCAACGGAGAAAATTCGCCGTCATCGGCGGCAGTGGCACAAGCGCAGGTGCTTATCGCCAAAAACAGAGAACTGAATGTTGATGTTAAAGTTATTTCGGCACAATTGAGAAAAATTAATTTGTCTGTCGCAGTGTATGCTAAAGACGGATATATCAGAAATGATATAGTGAACATTTGTACACAGGTGTTTAAAGATTACTTAAATGAAATTGAGATCGGCGGCACTATGTATGTGGCGGAGCTTGGAAAAAGGCTGATGAACAGCGGCTGTATTTGTTCATATAAATTTCCGACGAATTTTGTTGATGTGAATGCGACGGCGGCACAGGTATTTTCGGTCGGCACTGTAAAAATTGAGGTGAAATGATGGGCAGTTATACTTCAATGGTTAAAAAACTTACGGATACCAAACTTTATTCGGTTAGAACAGGCGGCAGAACTTATGCGGAGTTAAAAGCCTTTGCCGCAGGGCTTGATCTGCTTTTTAACGAGCTTGGCGAAATGCTTAAAGAATATTTCATTGATACGGCGCAAAGTTACGGACTTACCGAACGGGAAAGATTTACAGGCGCAGTGAGAGATGATTTGAGTATTGAGAAAAGGCGGGAACTTTTAAAGATAAGAGAGCAGACAAACGAGGAGTTTTGTACTCCCGAGGGTTTTAATAAGATTTTGAAGGGATACGGACTCGGTAATTTTAAAATCACCGAAAATCCGTCCCAAAATGCTTTGAGCGTAAAAATTTCCGATTCCTTGAGCGAATTAAATAAAGTATGGGTAAATAAGATGATTGAAAACGACTTCCCTGCTCATCTTGAGATTACGGTTGAATTTGCAAGTTGATTTTAAGGGCAAACGGTAAAGTGTGGTTCGGCTTACTTTAGTCAAGCGACAGAATATTAAATAACAAAAAATTTGAGCGGTAAACCACAACCCACCACTCATTAAAATACAAACAAAAAACTCCTATCGGTAATGGTTACTGATAGGAGTGTAATTTTTTAATCTTCATTTAATTTTCTGACCTTTTCCATGTGGCGAAAATGTTTATAGCGGTAAAGTACATTTTCTGCCCATTCTCGGTCAATTTTTATAAAGCCTTTAAGTTTTTTGTCTTTATAAGCAAATTTGTCAATGATTCCCTTTGACTTGCCGTATATTTCAAGTCGTGCGGTTTGTACATACGGTTCTTTGTCTTTGCCTGTAAAATATGTAAAGCCCATTGTGTTGGTTTCTCTGTCATACATTGACAGGTATCCCTCGTTTACTTCAATGTTTCCGAGCTTTTTCGATACCGTCTGGCTAATTGCGAGTTTTGTCAATTCTACAGCCATATCGTCAAGTCCCGATTCAAAAATAAACAGCTTTTCCTTGAATGCATTGAATGTTGGCACAATTCGCTTGTTGATGTTGCGCAGATTGCTGTATTTGTTTTCAAGCTCATTGTCGCAAAGCTGAAAACGGTCAATTTTAGGTATAAGGTAAACCATAAAACGGTTTTTCATATCGTTATATAAAAGCGGATAGTTAAGTTTAGCGGTGTAGCCGCAGGACGGACATCTGAAATCAAACAACTCTCCGTCAAGCACTCTTTTTCTTATAGTTTTATCTCGTGCAGGATTTATGCTTGTGTGGATTTCCGCTTTGCTAAGTTCTCCACAACCCGGACACACTATTGCTTTTATTACCTTGTCCGACATATTTCAACACCTCTTTCTAAAATATTATATCAAACAAGTACATTTTTAACAAGCAAATTCAAAAAAAATATTGATTTTATCTTTAATATCTGTCATAATAATAGTGTTATAAAAACGAACCCGCATTTATGCGTTAAAGGAGATATTGCTATGACTTTTTTTGATACTGTTAAAGGTACAGTCAACACTGCGGCAGATACTATTTCTAATGTTACTCAGAATATTGTTGAGAAAAACCGTACAAATGCAAAACTTAACCGTCTTCGCCTTATTATGAAATGTGAAAGTGAGCTTATGAACAGAGCATATATTGCTTTGGGTAAGTCTTTCTATGAGAATACAAAGAAAGGCGAGAGCGTTTCTGAAGAACAGCAGAAAAAGCTTTTTGAAGTAATTGAAAATTCCAAAGCTAAGATTGCCAAGGCAAGAGAGTGTTACCGTCAGATTGTTGACAGTTCAAACGATATTTTTTACGGTACACCCGAAACACAGCCGAAACCTGAATTTAAAAACGAAGAGGTTGTTGACATTACAGTTGCTTGCTCAAATGAAAACGAGTACAAAAGTTCTCCTTTCGAGGCACAGCCGGAGAAAAAGGAAGAGCCTGCAAAAGAAGTTCAGAACGAACCCGTAAAAGAAGAAGTTAAAACAGAAGAGAAAAAATCTGTTGATAGGGAGATGGAGGCTTTAAAGGCTTATGTAAATAGGCTCTCACAGAGAGATGCTAAGGACGAAAGTCTTGACGCCGACACCGAAACCGATGACAAAGAGTTATTTTGATTTTAACTAAAAAATAAATTCTTATCCGCTGTTCTTTGTGAATGGCGGATTTTTTTTGCCGTGAATTTAGGCGGTTATTTATCAAAAGTTGGGGTAAATTATGGTTAACTAAACTTTTATAATTCTTATGCCAAAATTCACCTTAATTTCACACGGTCAATATAATATAATCATATACAGAGGCTATGATATTTACACAGTCAGAAAAAAGTATAGTATCATACGAAATCGCCGATTTTTGTATCATTTTTGCATCTAAAAAAAATTGTTGTTCTTTTTGGCTTGACAAAATCGCGGTATAGATATATAGTTATATGTATTAATGAGTGTAATACAAAGTGCGTATATAAAAGCTGATTTGTATAGAAAGGGAGCAACTTTTTAATGAAAAAGTTTGTGTTGATATTTGTTACTGCGGTTGCGGTGGCTAGTGTTTCTGTTTTTGCCGCATATAATTTACCGGAAAACACCGATGCATCTAAATACGAAAACACGCATACTATGGCGTCAACTGTTATTAACAAAAAGCCTGCAGAGTTTACTACATCGCCGTATGTTGATATGACAGGATTTGAACTTACCAAAAATTCGCCGTCAAAGTTGAACTTAAAATGCGTTGATGAGTATCAGGAAGAGTGCTTTCCAAACAATGCTTACCACCCAAAGGTGCTTGATTTAGGTAAAGACGGTTGGAACGGATACAGATACTGGGTGTCATACACTCCGTATCCGCAAGGCAATGATGAATACGAAAATCCGCATATTGTTGCATCGAACGATTTAATTAACTATTCCGAAATTAAATTTTCGCAACCTGTTCTCTCAAATTATAAAAATGGCAGATGCTTTAATTCGGACAGTGAGCTTGTTTATAACAATGACTTGAATCGTCTTGAGATAATATGGAGATACACAGACTATGATATTGATTATGCCTCTCTTTTAATGAGTTATTCATATGACGGCAATACATGGAGCAAACCGGAAACTTTTTTTGAAACCTATGACAGGAAAAAAGAAGATATGGTAAGTCCCGGTATTGTATATGATAGCGGTACATACAGAGTGTGGTATGTAAATGCTTATAAAGTAAAGTATCGTGAACTCAAGGACGGAAAATGGTCAAAAATAAGAATGTGTAAACTGCCTTATGAAAACGATGCATTTACATGGCATATAGATTTAATTAAGAATAATGATAAGTACGAAATTCTGACTTGTGCAACCGAAGATAAGCAAGATAGAAAACATATGAATCTTTACTACGCAAAGTCAGATGACGGATTGAAATTCGGCACTGCCAAAAAGGTTCTTGAGCCTACCGGTAACGATTTTGACTGGGACGGCAACGGACTTTACAGGTCGACATTTATGTATTCGGACGGAATGTATTATGTCCTTTACGGCGGAAGAAATGACGCCAAAAATTTTGGTGTGGGACTTTTATTCGGCAAAGATATGTATAATCTTTACGGTACAAACTGCGATTATATAAATGACGGAGTAAACAGCGCCGGGAAGTTTTGGAGATTTATAGATCAGTATAAAGATTTTTCAAGTGAATCCGAGATAAGCGAGGAAGGCTTTAAAGTTGACGGTTGACTTAGTAATGCTGATTTAGTTTAGAAAGGGTACATATGAAGAGAATACTTGCATTTTTGCTTGCGGCAGTTATGACTGCATCGGTTTTTGCAGGCTGTGCAAATACAGGAAATGCTGTTTCAAACGGTGTGAGTGAAAGCACAACATCAACATCAGAAACAAAGCCGCAGATACCATCAGCCGCTTTAAGCAAACAAACTAATTTAAAAAGTAAAAATACAGAAACTGACTCAAAAAAGAAATTTAAACAGGATTTTAATTTTTCTTCAAATTCAATAAGCAAACTTAATTTGATAAATTCCGACAGTACAATTGAAAGTTACTATCCGAACAATGCATATCATCCAAAGCTGATTGATATGGGTAAGGAATGGAACGGTTACAGATTTTGGCTGTCTTACACACCTTATCCAAGTGGTAATGACTACTACGAAAATCCGCAGATTGTCGGAACAAACGATCTTATAAATTATTCGGAGGTAAAATTTACAGAGCCGCCGCTTGCAAATTATAAAAAATCCGTACGCTATAATTCGGACAGTCATCTTGTATATAACAAAGAACTTGACCGCCTTGAGCTGTTTTGGAGATATACGGATTACGATACCGACTATATGGCATTGTATATGAGATATTCGTATGACGGTGATAATTGGAGCGACAAACTTGTCTATTTTGAAACCTACGAAAAAGAAAAGTATGATATGGTGAGTCCTGCCATAATCCGTGACGATGGTGCATATAAAGTATGGTATGTGTGTCATTATCAACTCTATTACAGAGAATTGAGAAACGGTGTATGGTCGCAGCCTCAACCCACAGACTTAACTTTTGAAGACGGTGCATATGTATGGCACCCTGATGTAATAAAAACAAACCGTGGATATGAATTGTTAGCCTGCGCTACAACCAATAAAAAAGACAGAAAGCATATGAATCTGTATTTTTCAGCATCGGAGGACGGGTTCAATTGGGAAACAGCAATGAAAGTAGCTTCTCCGTCAGATGATTATACAGCGTGGGACGGCGGCGGACTTTACAGACCGTCATTCATATATGCGAATAATCACTATATAGTTATGTACAGTGCAAGAAACGATTACAACGACTTCGGTATCGGACTCCTTGTCGGCAGGAATATGTTTAACCTGCATGGTACCGATTTGGATTATATATATAATGGTCAGGCAGATGCCTCACACTTGTGGGATTATCTGAACAACGATTTATAAACCGTGCAATGCGACTTACGCACGGAAATGTTTGGAGGTGACAAAATGAATACTGAAAAGCGTGCTGTAGTGCTTGCTTGTGTAACACTGCAGTTTGATTGCGACCGAATTATTAAGATTGCAAAGCAGATTGCAGACGATACGGACTGCGACTTAAGAGTATTGTCTGTGCTTGAGCCTACGCACGATTACACCGAGGCAGCTTGGCAGATTGAATACCTTAATATGGTATCAAAACAGTTTGGTGCGGATATGACAGTGCTTTTTGATAAGAATGCAGATCGTGCAGCGGCTGAATTTGCCAAGAAAAATAATGTCGTAAGAATTGTAACGGGACTTCACGATGGCGGTAAAGAAAGCTTCCTTGTAGGCTTTAACATACTTTTGCCGGAAATGCCGCTTACAATGGTTGCAAAAGATAATATGGTCTATTCTATGGATGTATGTAAGGTATGTTCATAA